GTACAAAAAACTCTACGTAAACCAGAACAGCAGTTAAAAGACTTTTTAGGTTCTAACAAAGTACAACTGCGTAAGTTTTTAGAAAATATCAAAACAACAGATACTAAACTTACTGGACGTATCAACGCAGATACTATATTATTGAAAGTTATCTAAAAAGAAACATAAATACTAAAAATAAAAGGTATTTATGAATGGCTACATTAAAACCAAATTTAACTGCAAATCTAGCAATACAATCTGATAATCTGTATGATGCAAACGTTGGTAGTGGCGCTGGTCCTATCAACTTTGATTCTAGCAGTTTAATAACCAGTACTGAAAAAAGAAACGAAATTATAAATTACGTCCGTCTAAGACTGGGTGATGGTATAGTTGATGTTGAAGCTGATCAAGAACATTTTGATATGGGAATCAAACAAGCCTTTCATCGATATAGACAACGTAGTTCAAATGCCGTTGAAGAAAGTTATGCCTTTTTAGACATTTATCCAGAAACTCAAGAATATATCTTACCACAAGAAGTAATAGACGTTAAACAAATATATCGTCGAGGTATTGGTAGTACCACTGGCACCACCGCCAGTCAATTTGAACCATTTGCTACAGGATACATTAATACTTACATGCTAGTAGCAGGTAGAGTAGGTGGTATGGCAAACTACGAATTGTTTACACAATATCAAGAAATGGCTATGCGTATGTTTGGCGGATTTATGAACTTTACATGGAATAAAGTAAGTAAAAAATTAACATTGGTTAGAAAAATCCCAAGCATGGGAGCAAATCCATCAAGTGAAGCATACGAGACAGTTCTATTGCACACATATAATTATAAACCTGATGTAATGTTATTAAATGATCCACAAGTATATCCGTGGATTCAAGAATACGCTTATGCTATGGTTATGATATCCATAGGTCAAGCACGTGAAAAATTTGCTAGTATTGCAGGACCACAAGGCGGTACAGCATTAAACGGAACAGCATTAAAACAAGAAGGGTTTACACTTCAAGATAAATTAGACTTAGAAATTTCTCAATATATGGATGGTGGTTCACCTTTAACTTGGTTGATTGGTTAATCAGATTACTTGACACTCTCCTATATATTAGTTAAAATATAAGTTCACTCAGGAGAAATTATGTCAACTATTATAGGTATCTGCGGTTTCATGGGCAGTGGTAAAGACACCATTGCTGATTATCTAGTTAACGTTCACGGATTTAAAAGAGAAAGTTTTGCCAACAGTCTTAAAGATGCTGTAGCGTCCGCTTTTAATTGGGATCGTGAAATGCTTGAAGGTAGATCAAAGCAGAGCCGTTTATGGCGTGAACAAGTAGATGCGTGGTGGGCAGAACGTTTAGACATGCCCGATCTTACTCCTAGATGGGTCCTACAATACTTTGGTACAGAAGTGGTCCGTAACGGATTTCATGATGACATGTGGATTGCTAGTTTAGAAAACAGACTGGCAAAATCAACAGACGACATAGTAATTACAGACTGTCGTTTTCCCAATGAACTAAAAGCAATACGTGCCGCTGGTGGACAGTGTATCAGAGTTAAACGTGGTCCTGAACCAGAGTGGTATGATGCGGCTGTACAATATAATAAAGGACCTAAGCGTAACATGACATGGGCTCTAAGCAGAGGACAACTAGAGAGTAAAGGTGTACATCCTAGTGAATATAGTTGGGTAGGACAAGAGTTTGACGCTGTTTTAACAAATAACACAACACTTGATGATTTATATAATAAAGTAGAGGACTTGTTTGATTTTAATAGTCAGGAACAAGATCGCCCTGTTTCCATCCAATCTCTTCACGAGCAACTACATACTGACAGTTAGAACAAATTGTTCTAAGATTAAAAGGATCAACATTATTTAGATTTCCATCTAAATGATAAACAAATAATTGTTCTTTATATTTGGCTGTAAACCCACATTTTTCACATGATGTTTTCTTACGATATCCAGAATCCATCCATCTGGGTTTAGGTGATTTAATACCTCTTTCCAACCGAATACAATGACTACAACGACTGCGATAATGCGTTATATTCACCTTTTTATAGTTAATAGCACACGGTCTTTTGTGGCATGCCTGGCATAGAGGACGGTTTTTCATATACTTATTTATATGGACCTTTGCAAAGGTATCTTATAGGCTACTTTTTAGCCAAATATCATAAATATAATAAAGTATTAATACAATAATAGTTTCGTTAAAGGAATAAAAAGATGGCACTCATATCACCAGGAGTACAGGTTAGCGTAATTGATGAAAGTCAATATACCCCAACCGCAGTAGGTACAGTTGCATACGTTTTATTAGCAACTGCACAAGACAAGAAAAATCCAAGTGGTTCAGTTGCAACTGGTACAACAAAAGCAAATGCAACTAAACTAACAACAGTGACTTCACAACGTGAATTAACTAACTTATTTGGACAACCAATATTTAAAACAGATGCTAGTGACAATCCAATTCATGCACATGAACTTAATGAATATGGTCTACTAACAGCATACAGTGCGTTAGGTGTTGCTAACAGAGTATACATTCAACGTGCAGATGTTAACTTAGCTGAATTAGATGGTACAGCAATTCGTCCAACAGGTTCTGCTAGTGACGGAACATACTGGTTAGACTTATCAGACACTAACTGGGGTATCTATGAAAAAACTGAAACAGGCTTTTCATTAAAAACTCCAGACGTAATTACAAACACAGATTACTTATCAGCAGGCGTTCCATTAAGCTCATATGGTGCTATTGGTTCTTATGCTTTAGTAGCAACTAGCTCTTTCAATCCAGTATATTTCAAACGTTATGATAACACATGGGTATTAGTAGGTAGTGAAGATTGGAAAGATGCAGTTCCTGCACTTACAGGTACAGTAGGTAACCCAACTGACTTAGTTATTGGTGATAAAATGGTTATCAACCAAACTAACGTTACATTAACTGGTACAACAGTAACTTCTGTTGCTAGTGATATTAACGGTGCGTCAATTGATGGTGTTAGTGCTACAGTAAGTGCCGCTGGTGAGTTACAAGTTTATGTTAACGCACTTGGCGAAAGTGATGGTTCTACAGCAGACGGCCTATTAAAAATTGCTAAAGGTACAACTATTGGTGGTACTGATGCGGCAGATAAACTAGGTTTATTTGTAACAGCAGATGGGTCAGCAAACGTTAAAACAGTTAATGGACCAACTATTGCATTTGATGACTACAGAAGTGCTCCAGCATGGAAAGATTCAGACGTAACACCAAGACCAAACGGTAGTGTATGGTTTAAAACTAGTGCTACAGGTAATGGTGCTAATTGGGCTGTTAAAGAATACAGCAGTAATTTAGATACATGGGCGTTACAAACTGCACCATTATATGCAAGTGATAGAGCGGCTATATTCGGTCTTGATCCAGTTGGTGGCGGTGGTAATATCAGTACTAACGCTGTATATGTACGTTATAATGTATTAACAGATGGTACTGCTACATTCCAATTATACAAAAAGAACAATACAGGTGCTTTAAAAATTACAGGTACAGTACCAAGTAGCCCAATAGTGTTTACTACAAATGATGCATTTACAATTGATGCTAGTGTTCCTGGCTCATCTGGTGTAAGCAGTGCAACAGTTACATTAACTGGCACTACAGCACAACAATTTGTTGCTGACGTATTAGCGGCAAATGTTCCAAACGTAGTAGCGGCAGTTGAATCAAGTGGTGCTATTAGTATTAGTCACTTATCAGGTGGTACTATTACACTTACACAAACAGTTGGTACACCAGTGCAAGACGCAGGTCTTGATGATGATCCAAGTATCCAAGTTGTAAGTGCAAACGTGACTTTCTTAGCAAGTCCATTTAGAGCATTAACATATTCATACTCATCTACAGAACCATTTACAAATCCAGCTGATGATACATTATGGTACTATAATACAGCAACTGAAGTTGATATTATGATTCATGATGGTAATGGTTGGAAAGGTTATCATAATGTAACCAATGATAGTAGAGGTTATGACTTATCATTAACAGATCCAGCAGGTCCGATCTTAAGTGCAAGTCAACCAACTGCACAAAGTGATGAATCAGCTATTGTTGCAGGTGACATATGGATTGACACAAGTGATTTAGAAAACTATCCAGTAATTAAACGTTACACAGGTAGTGAGTGGGAATTGATTGATAACACTGATCAAATAAGTACAGATGGTGTCTTATTTGCAGATGCACGTTGGGCAACTAACAGCACAACAAATCCAGTTGTTGATACTAAACCAACAATTAAAGATTTATCAAACAGTGATTATTTAGACCCAGACGCACCTGACTATAAATTGTACGCTCGTGGTACTTTATTATTCAACACAAGACGTTCAGGCTACAATGTAAAACGTTTTGAAAGTACATGGCACGCAGATGCTGATACACCTCCAACAATACTAGCAACATGGGTATCACATAGTGGTATTGATAGTGATGGTGTTCCATACTTTGGACATAAAGCACAACGTAACACAGTTGTTGAAGCAATGAAATCAGCAATTGAAGCAAGTATTGATTTACGTGAAGAGCAAACACAGTTTAACTTAATTGTTGCTCCAGGCTATCCAGAGTTGATCCAAAACATGATTACACTTAACAATGATAGAAAACAAACAGCGTTTATCATTGGTGATAGTCCATTATCATTAGCAAGTACTTCTACAACACTTGAACAGTGGAGTAAAAACAGTAATCTTGCAACAGACAATGGTACAGATGGTCTTGTAAGTAACAGTGAATACTTAGGTGTTTATTACCCATCAGGTTTCACAACAAACTTAGATGGTGAATCAGTTGTTGTTCCGGCATCACACATGATGTTAAGAACATACATCAGAAGTGATGATCAGAGTTACCCATGGTTTGCACCAGCTGGTGTACGTCGTGGCTTAATTGATAACTCAACAGCAATTGGTTATGTTGACATTAACGATGCGTCAGTATTTAAGAGTATTGGTGTAACACAAGGCTTACGTGATGTATTATACGAAGGTAAAGTTAACCCATTAACACAATTACCAGGTGTTGGTTTAGTTGCTTATGGTCAGAAGACTAGAGCGGCACAAACATCAGCAATGGATCGTGTTAACGTAGCAAGATTGGTTGCTTACTTGAGATTGGTACTTGATAAAGTAGCAAGACCATACATCTTTGAACCAAATGATTATATTACACGTCGTCAGGTACAAGCGGCATTTGAATCAGTACTTAATGATGTGGTTGCTAAACGTGGTATTTACGATTATCTAGTTGTTTGTGATGAAACTAACAACACACCAGATCGTATTGATAGATATGAACTTTATGTTGATATTGCTATTAAACCAGTTAAAGCAATTGAGTTTGTATACATTCCAGTTAGAATTAGAAATACTGGTGCAGACTTAGCATTAGGTGGTGCCTAAGATAATATACGCATATAATGGGGAGAATATTTCTCCCCAAATATGTTAGAAAAACCAATAAATATTAGTAACAAGAACAATTTATTAAAGGAAATTTAAAATGGCAACATCGTCATTAAGCAGATTTACAGTTCCGTTAAGTACAGACCAAAGTGCTAGTTCACAAGGTTTGTTAATGCCAAAATTAAAGTTTCGCTTTAGAGTGAGCTTTTTAAACTTTGGTGTTAGTCAGCCTTCAACAGAACTTACAAAACAGGTTATTGACTTTAAAAGACCAACATTATCTTTTGAGCCAATTGAACTTCCAATTTATAACTCACGTGTTTACCTAGCAGGTAAACCAGTTTGGGAAACTGTTACATGTCAACTACGTGATGACGCAGGTGGCGAAGTTTCTAAACGTGTTGGTGAGCAATTACAGAAACAATTTGACTTTATGGAACAGTCTAGTGCTTCATCAGGCATTGACTATAAATTCCAAACTAACTTTGAAGTGTTAGACGGTGGTAACGGTAACAATGAACCAACAGTGTTAGAAACATGGGAAATGTATGGTTGTTACTTAATTAACGCTGATTACAGTGATGCTAATTATGCAACAAACGATCCGATGACAATTCAGTTAACAATTAGATATGATAACGCTATCCAAACTCCAGTAGGCAGTGGTATTGGATCAACTTTAGCTAGAACACTAGGTGAAGTAGTTACTGGCTAACAGTTAAACGAAACTTAAAAAGGCTTGGCATTAAAAACCAGGCCTTTTTTTATGGATAAATACTAGTATGCTCGGCGGAATATTTAATCAGTTTTTAAAACAATTATCATCTGGAGATGAAATCAGAGATTGGCGCCATGCCTCTCGACTCTTTGTTGATAGTTTATATAGACTTAGTCCTAAGATTGGCAGTTTGTATCATGTGTTTGTTGATCTTAATGAACAAGTAACAGCGGTTGATTCAGGAAGCCAAATTGAAATAGGTATGATGGCTAAGAGAGTACAGTTACCTAGTTTTCAAGTACAAACACAAACACACAATGCTTATAATAGAAAAAATATTCAACAAGAAAGAATACAATATGCTCCGGTAACAATGGCATTCCATGATGACAGTGCTGACCTAGTAAGAAAGTTTTGGTACGACTACTATTCATACTACTATAGAGACAGCGATCATGTAGAATCGAGTTATCATCAGGATCACAAATATAAACAAAGACAACAACAAAATTGGGGTTTTACTCCTTTACAAGGTGGAGACGCACAAAACTATATTAAAGCAATTAGAATATATAGTTTACATCAGAAAGCATTTAGTTCATATATATTAATGCGTCCTACTATTACAAACTTTACACACGGTGAACATACTGCTGGTGAATATGTACCGGTTGAACATACTATGACAGTTGAGTATGAAACAGTGTTATATGAACAAGGTCCAGTAAATGCTGGACAAGTAGTTGGCTTTGGTGAATTACATTACGATAAAGGACCAAGTCCACTTACAGCATTAGGTGGTGGAACAACAAGTATTTTAGGCCCAGGTGGACTAGTAGACGGTATAGGTTCGGTAACTAGTAACTTTAGTTCAGGAAACTTTGGTGCCGCAGGGTTGGGTGCATTACGAACATTCAGTAACTTTAAAAATGCAGATTTGAAATCAGTTGCTAGTGGTGAGTTAGCACAAACAGCAACTAACGTTCTTAAAGGTAGAAACACACAAAGTTCAATATTTGTACCAACCAGATCAAGTATACAAGATGGACTATCAAAATCATCATCAACTTCTTCATTGAATATTCTAGGCGGAAATAACTAATATTATGAAATTTGGAAATTTACCACCATCAAACGATAAAAATGAAACTAAAGAATACTTTGAAAAATTCTTTGAACAATCATTTAATACTACTCAAGATGATAATGATGCAGTTATTGCATATTTTCAAAAACTGACCGGTGATGCTGAAACAGGCAGAACGTTAGCAGGTACAGTTTTATACACTGCCCATAGACAAGGGTTAGAACCAATGAGTCTAATAGATGAGTTTAGAAAACTACCAGATGGTGAACTAAACGCATATCTAACAATGTTCCTAAACATCAATCGCAAAGGAACAAGTTTATTAGGGCTATCTAACAATCCTCAACAGAGTAAGTATGTAGTCAGAACCATTTTACCTTAGGCAGTTAAATGAGTAAGTATGCCCAAGGAAAATACACTATAAAAAATCCCGAAAAATATGTTGGCAAACGAGCTCCAACATATAGAAGTAGTTGGGAATTTACCTTCTGTCAATTCTGTGATAACAATCCTGCTATAATCAATTGGGCAAGTGAGAGTTTACAAATACCATATTTCAATCCTGTACAAGGTAAGCAAACAATATATGTACCTGACTTTCTTATAGTTTATTTAGATAAAAATCAACGTAGACACACAGAGCTTATTGAAATAAAACCAAGTACAGAAACTACTATGGAATCTGCCAAAAGTTATAAAGATAAACTAAGTGTTGCTATTAATATGGCTAAATGGGCCGCGGCTCAGAGCTGGGCAAAAGCCAACGGAATGACATTTAGAGTAGTAACCGAATATGATATCTTCAAAAATACTAAACGGTAAATAATTTACTATGACAAAAAAACTAGAAGAACTTTTTAATCTACCAGAAGCAGAGGAAAATACGGAAAACGCTGACACCGATAGTACTGTATCTGAAGTAGAGTCAAAACAAACTATTGAACAAAATTCAGCTATTATAAAAGAAGTTGATCAAGCAATAGATAAAATTGATGCCGCACTTCCGGGTGTCAGGGATTTAGATTCAAGTGATCAAGAACTTGATGAACTAAGTGCATTAGCAAAAGAAAAGTTCCAAGACCTAATTGATTTAGGTATGAATGTAGAAGCACGTTATAGTGGGCATATTCTAGCAACAGCAGGTACTTTACTAGGACATGCTATTACAGCAAAAGAAGCAAAACTTAAGAAAAAACTACAGATGGTTGATCTACAACTTAAAAAAATGAGATTAGATCATCAGACCAAACAAACAGATGGTGAAAAACTAATTGATGCTGAAGATGGACAAGGAGTAGTACTTGACCGTAATGAGTTATTAAAGCAGATATTAGGCAAAGACAAGGACAAATAATTACTGTTTTTGCATAAATAACACTATATAGGATCCAGACATGAAAACATTTACACAATACTTAACAGAGTCTCAAAAAACATACGAATTTAAAGTTAAGTTCGCTAACTGCAATCCAGAAGAACATATGGATTGTCTAGAAGCGTGTTTTGACAAATATGGTTTAGACAGTGTTACTAAACCTAAGTCACTTCCAATCAATGAAGAGTCAATTGACTTTCCAAGTATGAAAAATCCTGAGATTTGGGTAATGGAAACAATATTAACATACCCAGTTCAAAGCGATGTACTTAGAGCATTGATTAGTGAACGTACAGGTATTTCACCAGCATGTATTTCAGTTGTGCCTACAAACCATCCAGAAGAACTTTGGAGAAATGGTGAAGGTGAACTACGCCAATACGAAAAAGGTGCTTCTGTATTAGAAGAAGAATTACCTGAGACTACTAAAGAACAAAAAGAAGCCAGTGAAGGATATGCTAAGAAAGAAAGTATTTTAAAAGAACTTTCACCTAAAGCAGAAATTGCTGGAAACGAATCATCCGACGGCGCTACTACTAATGACTTACCGGAAGGTACAGACAGCCCAGTGGGTAGCAAACAGAACGCAATACCAAAAGCAAAATAAGGTTATAAGTTATGAGCAACAATATATATGATATTTTAGCAAAAATTAATTCATTAACACCACAGGACACAGCCGAGACTGTAGAAACAGTTAAAGTAGAAAATGTTGAGCCACGTGGAACAATTACGCAGGCTGTTAATTCACTTGCTAAAAAGTATGAGGATTTTGTTGCTGAAGAAAACCAACAGTTAGACGAAAGACAATTTAGTGATAAAGATAGTTTTGATAAACTTGCGGAGCCGGGAGATACTTATAAAACTGCGGATGGCGGTACAGTCACAAAGACTGAAAAAGGTATTAAACACTCAGCACCAAGCGGTAAGTATGGTGCAGGCCCGGAAGATGACAAAGATGAACTTGACGAGAACACGTCTAAAAATACATTAGAAGAAAACAAAGAACTTCGTAACCATCCAATATACACAAACGAAGAAGCTTGGGACCACTATCAAAAAGAACTAGCAGAGCAACAAAAAGAAGAAACTGTTGATATTGAAGAAGAGTTAGCAGAACTTACTAGACTTGCTAATATTGCTGAAAAAGTTGGTGGTAACAAAACTAAAGACTTTGTTGATGATGTTAAAGTCAAGAAAGAAGGATTTGATCCAAACTCATTTGAAGGTGAGCTAGAATATGAATTTGCTGGTGACGATGGGGAACCAGGATATGGACATATTCAATACACAGCAAATGTAGTTGATGGCAAGCCAGTTGTAGATTCTAAATCATTAAAAGCAACATGCAATGGTGATGGCAACAACAAACTAACAGACGAATGGTGCTCAGAAATGGTTGCTCCAGGTGGTAGTGAGCATCACGAAGCACTAATGGCGGCTATAGAAGACGCTGAGGAACAGTGGGCTGAGCGTGATGTTGATGTACCAATGGACGAAGAAAAATTAGAAGAAGGCCCAACACGTAAAGATTTCCAAATGGTTGCAGACTTATTAAAAAACATTGAAGATGAAGATAAGAAAAAAGAACTTGCTAATCATCATGCCGACACATTTGCTAAACAAAATCCAAGATTTGATAAAGCAAGATTCTTATCAGCAGTTGGCCTAAATGAAGATGATGTAGAAGAAGGCAACGAATTTTCAGGCGCTCTAGCACAGGCTAAGAAAGACGGCAAAAAAGAGTTTGAAGTAGACGGTAAAACATACAAGGTAGAAGAAAGCATTAATGAAGATGTTAATCTAAACATTAGTGCAACAGGTGCAGAAGATGTTATTAATCTTGCTAGAAAGTTAGCAGGTATGCCACCAATAGTAATACAAGCACAACCAGAACAAGAAACACCATGTGGAATGGAAGAAGATTTAGAGGAAGAACGTGACGTTGAATATGCTAATACTCCTGATGAACAGGTGGCACCAGTAAGTGCCGCAGTACCAAGTGGTAGTGATTTACACAGAGAGAAAAAAGCACATCCAAAAGTTGCAGGTGGCGACAATCCAATGGCACTAGAAGAAGAAAATCTAGAAGAAAGCCTATGGGACGAATATCAAAACATTCTTTCGGAAGTTAAAAAAGATGAAAACGCTTAAAGACTATTTAAAAGAACAAGAAACAAGCACCAACTCTGACGTTGGTGTTTCTTTATCAGAAGACGAGAAGCCAGCGGCTACACGTGACTACATAACAAAGACTATTGCTAGTAAAATCAAACCAGGCTTAGATCCAGACGGACCAGAGTTTGAAAAAGAAGCATACTTATATCACACCAGCGAACTAGGTCGTCGTGACTTAATGGCACAAGGTGGTAACTGGAAAGCATACTACGATGCTATCAAATGGTGGTATAAAAATACAAATGAATCAGTAGAAGAAGGTGTAGAAGACATTAAACCAAAAAACGAAGAAGAACGTCAAATCCTTAACATGCTGAGAGTATTCTTTGATGATAAAGAAGGTTATCAAGACGCAGTAGCAATTGACGCAGTAGAATATCTGGCTAAAAAAGGACTATTAAAAGATTTTGCTAACTCACTACCATACTTTGATGAAGACTATGAAGAGTTTTTAGATAGTTATGATAAAGACTTCTTAGAAAAACGTTTTGGTATAACAGAAGGACTAAACGATCCAGCAGACTACAAAGGCTGGACATACGATGCAGAAATAATTGACTATGATGACAATAGAAAAATATCTCATAGTGCTACTAAAGATGGTAAAGAAGTATCAATGGATTGGTCACCATACTCAACACCAACAGATGAAGAATTTAAGTTATGGGTTGATTTAGGTATGCCTACACGCAAAGACGTGGATTCAATTGGTCCATTAGATAAAGACGACCTACTATCATTAGCAAAAACTAAACAAGGCACACATTCATTATTACAACGTGAGAGTAAAGTAAAAGAAACAGTTGACATTCTAAGACTAAGTGGCGTTATCAGCGAAGATCAAGCTGACGAACTATTAAAAAAGGTTACAGATCCTAAAACAAGAGTTGAGTTATTAAGAACAACTATTAAAAATAAAGGACAAGCAAAAGGTGATCCACTAGCCGCACTTGCTATTGAACTGTCCAAAGAAATAGAACGATTAGATCAAGAAAATGATATTGAAGATGCACAAATTGCCGCACAAGATGTTGTTGATAAACAGCATACTGATGATATCAATAGACTAAAACATCAAAAGAAAGCACACTAATGAGAGCAAAAGACTTTATCATTGAAAAACGTGTGGGTAAACTACCAGCAGATCAAAAAAGTACATTAAATAGATCTAACAAGTTTGCTACAGCAAATGATAGATTTTACGATCTTAACCGTGTAATGATGGCTTCTGCAACTACTGATGGTGTTAATATCCCAGAATTAGATGCTGAAAGTTGGATTGGTCGCAGTAACTTTGCTATGCCTTACACAAAACAAGAACAAGAAATGGTTAAAAAAGCCTGTAAAGCTGTTGGCACTAATATTACTCCGGTTGTTAAAGACAGTAGTTGTGAGCCAGGTGATACAAACAAGACTAGTCCATTTCCAAAACGTAAGAAGAAAAAATAATGGACGAACTAAACGACATTAAAAGGTTAGCCGGGCTAACTGATCTCAATCAAGGTAAACTTCAAGAATATACTGGCCCAGGAAGTGTTAATACCGAGGGCAGTAATATATCTAAGACAGCTCAAGAAAAAGCTGACTATCAAAAGCAAAACAAAATCGAACCAGGCACACAAGAATGGTTTAAGTTGTGGTTCTCAAAACCATACATGACTGGCGAAAAGCCTTGGTAAAATAAGTTTTATCTTCATCATAAACTAAGTTAAATAACAGTATGGCTACTGCTAAAGGCACAGATTCTGTATTAGTAAAGAAACCTCACACGAGAGAATCCTTTACGGAAAAACAATTACAAGAGTTTGCTCGTTGTGCTGATCCTGTAACAGGTCCAGAGTACTTTATGAGCAACTACTTTTACATACAGCATCCTACTAAAGGTAAAATGTTGTATCAGCCATACGACTATCAAAAACGCTTAATTGGAACCTATCACAATAATAGATTTAGTATAAGTCTAATGCCTAGACAGACAGGTAAATCAACATCAGCCGCAGGTTACTTGCTATGGTATGCTATGTTTGTTCCTGATAGTACTATCCTAATTGCCGCACACAAATTTACTGGGTCACAAGAGATCATGCAACGTATTCGCTATGCCTACGAGGATACACCAAATTTTATCCGTGCAGGTGCTGTTAGTTACAATAAAGGTAGTATAGACTTTGACAATGGCTCACGTATAGTTTCAGCAACAACTACTGAAAATACTGGACGAGGTATGTCCATATCACTACTATACTGTGACGAGTTTGCTTTTGTGAGACCTACTATTGGTCGTGAGTTTTGGACTTCTATCAGCCCAACACTAGCAACAGGTGGTAAATGTATTATTACATCTACTCCTAACTCAGATGAAGATCAGTTTGCTGTGTTATGGAAAGGTGCTAACAAACTAGAAGATGAGCACGGTAACCCAACTGAAATAGGCGTTAATGGATTTAAAGCATTCCGTTCGTATTGGAAAGAACATCCTGATAGAGATGATAAATGGGCAGAGGAACAACGAGCTCAGTTAGGTGATGACAGATTTAGACGTGAAATGGACTGCGAATTTATCATCTGGGATGAAACATTAATTAATGCTAGTCATCTTGTTGAACTACAAGGCAAAGAACCAATTGAAAAACAAGGGCAAGTTCGCTGGTACAAGAAGCCTGATCCTAAATATACCTATGCTGTAGCATTAGATCCTAGCTTAGGCACAGGTGGAGACCCAGCGGCTATACAGATATTTGAACTACCTACATTTGAACAAGTAGGAGAATGGAAACACAACAAAACTCCTATACAACAACAGATAGGTATTCTAAGTGAAATAACAAAATACCTGTGTGATGTTGTACCAGCAAACAATGTCTATTATACAGTTGAAAACAATTCAATTGGTGAAGCCGCATTATTAAGTATTGCTGAGATAGGTGAAGAAAACATTAAAGGCTTTTTCCTAAGCGAGCCTAAAACAATGGGAAATGGTAGAAGATATCGTAAAGGATTTAATACTACACATAAAGTAAAATTAAATGCCTGTGCTAAACTTAAAAATTTAATTGAAACAAAACGAATGCAAATACATAGTCGCCCGTTAATAGGCGAACTTAAAACGTTTGTAGCACACGGAACAAGTTTTGCGGCCAAAGTAGGCGAGCATGATGATTTAGTAATGTCACTAGTTTTAGTTGTTAGAATGGCACAACTGATGCAGAGCTATGACAGTGAACTTGATGTTGCTATGAAAGACAATTTAGAAGATATTATCACTCCAATGCCATTTAGTATTCTATAGATAAATAATGTTATGAGAGAAATTAATAAGATATCAGAAGCCCTATTTGAAAAAATCCGTGATAGATTTGAGGATGTTAGCCTAGGAGATGAAAATGCTCAGGCCACACAAGATCCTCAAAAAGCACGATTTTTTAACTTTGATTATGCTGATGAAGGTTATGAACACGGTAACATCACTATCAGTTTAATTGATGAAAATTCACTTAAAATTTACTTTAGTAAAAATATCAGTAACGACTTAGATGAAGAATCTAAGAAAAAATGGTATAACTTTTTAAGAGAGTTGCGTGAGTTTTCTAGACGTAACCTATTAAATTTTGAACCTAGAGATATTACTCGTAGTAGTTTACAAATACGTGACCTAAAACAGCAAAGCAAAGCTGATAGTACATATGGTAAAGACGAAGTAGTTAACGAAGGTAAAATGTACGGTAGTAAAAAACGCAGTTACGAAAGTTTTGGCCCTGTAAAAATTAAAGTACAACACTCTCAGACAGTAGACGAAGAAGTACATGGTAGTCGTTCAAGAAATATTTCAGCACTTTTCATTGAAAATGATCAAAGCGAAAGATTTAAATTACCGTTTAACAGTTTAGCAGGTGCAAGAGCAATGGCTAGACATGTATCAGCGGGTGGTATACCTACAGATGAGTTCGGACTACACATCACCGAAATGGTTGAAGAATTAAAAACTCTACGTCCATTTGTTATGAGTATGCGTACAAGAACATTTGAAGATGAAACTACACAGTCAATGTTAGAGTCAACATTTGGCTATCATAAGTTATTAAAAGACACTCTACATAAATTAAAAGGAAAACGTGGATATAACGAATATAAAGAAAGTTATAGCCCAGCAGAAACTACAGCTGAAGACGTTGATATTGATAGTTTAAAAGATAGATTTGTTAGAAAAACATTTGATGATAGATTAGAATCATCATTGTCTCTAGTAGAAAAGGCACATAAAATAATGAAAGAAAAGAAATGTAAATATTCTGAAGATTTTGAATCATGGGCAACAAGAATAAGTGAAGGCACATGGCAAGTCCCAGAGACAGACGAGGACATTAAAGAACTAGCAGAGCTATTAAGAGATCCAATTCCATGTGGTGTTGATGGCATGAATGCTATTAATGCTCTAGGTGGATTAATTGGCGATGACTCACTGTATGATGATATTGAAGCACTAGCAAAAGTAGATCCAGAAGCAGACTGTAACAGTTTAATTGTTTTTTGGTTAGAAAATTGGGATCCGGAACTATTAGAAAAAATTAAAGATATGAGTCCAGATGGGTTTGTACGTGACCAACACATGGATGAAGACAAAGAATATGAATGCCCAACTTGTCGTGGCGCAGGTGAATATCGCGATGAAGAACATAAAAAACATGATTGCCCAGACTGTGATGGCGAAGGCAAGTATGTTGATGTTGATGATCTG